GGTAGTTCTCTTAAGTTAGTTGATGATTTAAATTTATTACCATTAACTTGTGATTCTGTTGCAATTCCGGCATTTATTAGATCTTGTGGTGATAATGAAAAACAACCAATGTCAGATAAATCAACATCCATAAACACGGTTTGAGTTCCTGTTGGAACTCCGAATATCATATAATCACCACTTTCATTTGTTTTTACGGTAAATTTATAATATTTATCATACACCTCAACCAATGGACTATTAACTAAAACATCTTCTCTTGATGGAAATGTTCCTGTTGCGGCGTGTCCTTGATATGATGGTTCATATGGTAATAAATTATATCTATATCCATCTTCATTCACATCATCAAGAGATGTATATGGATATAATTCAGAAATAATTGGATTATTTTGATCTTCTTCTGATATTGGAATAAAGATTGAAACTTTTGCATTTGGGACACCAAATCCACCATTAACTAATACTCTACCAACAACAACACCATAATCAGAACAAACTCTTGTATATATATCACTTTGGAGTATCTTAAGTGATAAGATCTCCAAGTATTCAAAATCCTGATCTAATTGTATTTTAATGGACTTATCAACACCCGGTTGTGTCCTTATTCTATATGATTTAGGCATCAATTAATCTTTTTTGATAAATAGTTTATTTCCTATTTTCAAAAAATAATTCTTTTATTGTAAAAATAAATCATCAAGAGAAATTCACCGTAGCAAGATTAAGAACTCTAACATTAATATCTGTGTTAGGGTATCTTATTTGATATATTTGGGTCGGTTCTGCAAATATAGTATCAGCAACTAACCCTATCTCTCTTGTTGTAGGATCAGAATATGATTGTGAAGTTTGTGATGATGAATATTGACCCCCAACTTGATTAAAGAACTTCATGTCAGAAATACTAATAACCCCATTTTCACTTTGTATTTGTCTTCTTAATTCTGAAACATATACATTTTCACCCATTTGCCTTTGTAAGGGGCTAAAATAATTTGTTATAAGTTCAATAATTTTTGCAACCACAACTCCTTGATTTTGACTTGCATCAAGAACCACATCAACATTAACACTCAAATCAATAACATTTGCCGATTCAATTGAGATATAATCGTTTATCATTCTATAGTTTGATAAATAATTTGCAACATTATTTTTTAATGTGTTTGATATAACTTCAGTTAATTTACCTGTTGAGTCGTATGATAACATTTTAACTTTAATTTTATTATTTTCTTCGGTAATTGCAACTTTACCAGGAGCACCAAATTGTGAAGGCATATTTCTTATAATTGATTCATAATCATTAATCGTAACCGCCCTATTTTGAGCGGCAAAGTTATAACTAACATATTGTCTAACTTCCTCCGTTGTCGGAGCATTTGATCCTCCGATTGCTGCGGTAACATTGTTACAAGTTAAAGAATTAACGACAGTTGTGTTTGTTGATTCAGAAGGCCCATTCACAAAAAATGACACAGTTCCAATCTGATTTATAACGTTAACACCTAAATTGGTTGCTTGCCCACCACCAACTCTATATTGTACAAACAAGGTTGTATTTGCCTTTAATGCGGATCCAAGGGCTAAATTATTTATATACTTACTTAAATCCAAATTAAAACCATTTCTCGCAAATTCTCTTAATTGTTCATCAGCGGAAACATTACCACCACCAAAAGTCATTTTTAAGAAACCTTCAGGAGTATATTCAGTTATAAATTTACTATCTGTTGTTATATATTTCCCAACTTTAACCCCTGGTTGATCTGACACTTTTGTTGGGTCTTCAATGAAGACTCTGTTTTCTGCTAACGCAGGAACTTCATACCACCTGTTATTTAATCCCAAGAATTCTTGAGCTGTCGGTACATTAGTATATTGTGTCCCATCTTTTAATAAAACACTTGTTATACCTAATACATTTTTTTCAGGTAAAAATAATTCAAAGAATGGTTTAATATCATTTGGACTTATTGTTCTTTTGAATACCTTTGTAATTCCATTTACAACAACTTCTCGTTTAACTATGGTGTAGTTTAGTAATTTACCACTACCATCAAAATTAGGTATTTTTAGTCTATTTGGGGATCCTTCAGCATTTACCGCAGAAGAAAAATCAATATCATAAACCGTTTCAAATGGTTGACCAGCCCCATTAACCTGTGATCCTCTTCTTAATATTCCACAATATCTTAAATCTTCTTTATCACCAAACGCAGGAACTGTAATTGAGAAATCAACCAAAGCAACAGATGGTCTTTGTCCCGGTATTTTTAAACCATAAGTTCTTGCAATATTATATATTGATGATTTTTGTTGAGCATATTGTAATACAGTTTCTTGTATACTTCTATCAATATTAAAATGTAGGTTATCAGTAACCGCAGCATTTAAATCTAATAGAACGGAGAAAATACCCGCATCATTGAAGTTTTGGATTAGATCGGGGTAATAAGTTCTTGTAAAATTAATTAATTCGGTTCTTATCCCTTGAAAATCTCTGGTTGTATATGATATTTTTTTGTTTGCCATAACAATTATATATTAATGATCACAAAATCACTTGATTCAAATGCTGAATTTGTGTTTTTATAATCTATTCTTATTTTTGCGGTATGTTCCAATTGAGATATGTTTGGTACGGTATACTCTCTATTACCTTCACCATTCACATAAGTCCCTTTGTTTTCCTCCCCATCGGAAGCGTCGGTTATTTTTATATTAGTTATTGTTATTCCAGGTAAATAGGTTTCAACCGATTGTCTTATTTCTGATTCAATTTCACTGAACGTAGGCCCATCTAATGGTTCAAAAATGTATTCATACAATCTACTACCAAAATCAGGTAAAAAATATCTAGTACCTTTTTTACTTAAAAGTAGATGAACCAAATTATTTCTTATTTCCTCATCAGGTGTGTCAGAACAATCCAAATATTTACCAACGTAAGAATCTAAAAAAGGAAAACTAATACCATATGTAATACCATTTGCCATATAACATAAATATACTGTTAGAATATTTTTAATTAAATAAAAAAATCACAACTCATTGTTGTGATTTCTGTAAGTTTGTAGTACCTCTCTGATGTCTAGGTTCATATGGACAATTTAAACATCCACTACCGCAACATTTACCTCTTCTTATGTGATAAGATTCGGTCATAACCATTCTTCCTTCTTTATCGTAGTAAAAATCACTTGGAAGGAGTTTGGGTGTTACAAACTCCTTCACAAATAATTCTTGTATCCAATCTTTAGATGAGTGAACTGTCATAACTTATACTATTTCACAAGCTCCACCGGCACAAGCCGCCTCACCACGAAGATCTGTATTATCTTGTAATTCAACAACCTTTGTTAAATCTACATCATTTAATGTATTAAGTAATTTTTCAAAGGTTTCTTTATCACAATCCTCAAACGGTGCTTGGGTATATGTCCCACCATTATAGGGTAATACCGAAAGACCATTATAATGATCTCTGTTATTCCACATCCAATCACCAACAAGATCCCACTCATCTTCCTTAATAGAAACTGTTGCAGATACGTTGTGAGTATTTTGACCAGTTCTATGTCCAGATCTAACCCATTCTTGTGAAACTTTCTGCACTCTTTCCAACTTTTGGAATACAGATTCGTGTCTCAATATTGATCCTTCAGGTGATTTTTGAGGGATTGTAATAACCGCAGTATCATGAGGTCGGAAGAACTCATCTTCAATAAGTTCAGGATGATAAATTGATAGGTAAGTATAGATCGCCTCATTCTTACCTACTCTAATTCTTCTTAGATAATAATCATTATGCCAAGCATGAATACCCGATGAGGTTCCAAGGACAAGTGATGATGTTCCTGAAGGTTTTACTGTTGTTGTTCTTGCGGCTTTATTAATACCAATCAAAGAAGCAACTCTCTCATTCTCCTCTTTAACCGCCTTTGCTGCTGCTTTCATATCATAACCCAAAACAACACCAGATCCAATACCCGTCATTCCAACACCAATAAGGGCATCCTTTTCCGTTGTTCTTTTCCATACATCACGAAGATAATGGAAATCGGTATAACCCGCCTGTAGAGTACCAATAAAAGCCGCTCCTCTAACTCTCTTATCAAAATCCTCTTGTGATTCAATATCAGAAGCATTTACCTCACAAAGATTACAGAACTGATATGGACGAAGTGCAATCTCACAACATGGGTTTGTACCCCAATCCTTATCGTTAGATAGGTAAATACCCGGTTCACCCGCTCCTGACAATTCAATTCTCTTCCATAGATCCATAAAATATTCTTGAGTAATTTTATGTCTCAAAAGAACCGCAGAATTGTTTGCTCTACCTCTTTGTGGGTTTTGTTCCCACCACGCCCCAGACTTACATGAAATCATTTCATCATCATCTGCGGAGAATAGTGAAATAAGTGCCGCTCTACGAATACCTCCCGCAAGAACCGCATCCGCAATATGACATACAATATCATGTACTTCAATAGGGGAAAGTTTCTCATTATCATTCTTTGCGTCCAAAACTTTTTTAATGTTATGAATACAATCTTTAAGTGGTTGAGGTCCTGGTGCTTTTCCTCCTGATGTTACTAAAAGAGCTCCTTTATGACGAATATCAGAAAAATCAAAAATAGGTGTTGATGACTTGTGTCCAAAATATGACTCAAGTAATACTTTAATTGCATCTGCCCACCCTTCAATACTATCACCGATCAGATATCTTCTTGTTCTATTTGGATTTGGTTTTAAAATTTCAGGTAGTTTGTCTACGTGATGTTTTTGTACTGAGAACCCAACTCCAGTTCCACCTAAAAGAAGGAACATTGTTTCTGAAAACGCATCCACATGATCAATAGGTAGATATGCACAATTGTAGATTCTATTTGGTGAAATTTCAATTGGTTTACCTCCAAACTGAAGTGATCTCATAGATGGTAAAATCTTTTTATCGTACACCATCTTATATACCTCTTCAATCTCATCTTTAATTTGAGGGTATTTTTTTTGGTGCATTTCTTTATTTCTTGTCACCAGTTCTTCCCAAGTTTCTCTTCTTTGTTTTTCGGGATCATATTTCGCATATTTCATATACACGGTAATATCACTCAATATTTTCTGTGAAATGTCCATTTTTTTTAATTTAATTTGTTTATTAATTTTTTGATTCTTTTTGTTTTCTTTTTTCCATCAACTCTTTAACTCGTTGACGTTGTCTTTCTTCTTTTTGTTCTTCAATACCTAAAAATGTCATTGAACTTTCGGTATCAATCTCAAGCATTGAGTTGTCAAACTTACAATTTTCAAACACCACACCATCATCTCCGATACGAGACTTGGTAATTGCAATTGTGGCTAATTTTAGTTCTTTCTGTTGTAATGTTTTTGCAACAGAAATAATTACGTGTCCAACTTGAGCTTTTTTAATTGATCCTCCCATTTGATCTGTTGTAACAACTTCCGATGAGATTGAAGATCTATTTCCTTGAGTTGCAGTCCATCCAACAATGTTCAATTCATGACACATTGCTTCAAAACCTCTCATTACAGATCCTTCGCTCTTCCATTCATCACCTAAATTTTTGTCAGGAACAACACAATCAATATAATCTAAAACAACCATATCTATTTTATTACCATCTGCAATCATTTTTCTGATTTCGTTTTTGATCTGCAACATTGTTTTTGTGTCAGATGGTAATTTTTTTAAGATTAGTTGATTAGGCATTTCTTTTTGAATCTCATCCAATTTGTTGAGAACTTCTTCTTTTTTGTCTGACAATTCGTCAGGATGAATCTTAGTCCAAAGAGTAATGTGTTTACGCTGAATTATCTTTGGGTTATCCTCAAAAAAGATCTGAAGTACGTTATTACCTAAGTTAAATGCGTGATTTGAGATCTTGGTTAAGAATGTTGATTTTCCAACCCCAGTTGGTGCCAATATAACACCAATCTCACCCTTAGCCAAACCACCTTTTAGTAGTCTGTCAATACCAGGAATTCCCATTGGGATTGGGTGTCTGTAATCATCATCCAACACCTGATCCAAATTACTAAACACATTTAAATTACTAATGTCTTTTTCACCAACCTGAAGAGCTTCTCTAAACATTTCCTCAATGGTATCATAACTTTCAAATTCTCCACCATCAACAATTTTTTGAGCTTTGGTCATTACTTTAACAACCTCTTGTTGCTTACAAAATTTAAGAGCCTTTTCTTGTACAAAATCCCCTCCATCTATAGGTGCGTCCTTAATTTTACCGATCATATCCAATACAATTTTGGATGCAACCTCTTGTTGTAATTCGGATTTAGTAATTTGTTCTAGTGTGTCAAATGAAGGTGTGTGGTTATACTTTTTATAGTATTCCTTAATCATTTGGATGATTAATTTAAAGTACTTATTTTCAAAATAAGTTGGTGAAATTACATCAATAATAGAATGTGCAAATTCTTTGTCTAAAATAATTTGATTCAATAATTGAATCTGAAAATTACTCCCTAAATAATCAAAATTTTTCTTTGTCGCCATAGTTTTTTTTCTCCCTTGTAAAGATAAATACTATCAAGCTATATTAAATCCAGCGTATTCAAAATTAAAATTTTTACCTGAAAAAATGTCAGTTAGATCAGATAATATACCTTTTAGGTACGGGCGTAGGTCTACGGTGTATCTTACCTTTGGTGGGTATAGTTTAGCGTCAAATATTCTATGACAAATTGTCATATCTGATGTCTTAATAATCATATGATAATTCTCATCTCCATCGGTATAAGACGTATTTAAAATTTCAGGATTCTCCTGAATTTCGTATTGATTTTCCAACATATAAACAACCGTTCTCATCTTGAGATCTTTTTTCATGTTGTCGCATACCTGTTTTACATAATCATATAATTCCATAGATTTTTTAGATTCGGGATTAAAATCTCTAACATTAAAAAATCTTTGTACGATAATACTCTCGTTACATTTCAAAAGGAATTCAACTTTTGTAAATTCTTGTTCTCTCATACTTTTCATTTTTTGTTTCTGTAATTTGTTTTTTCTTTTCTTGTTAATTTTAAAAATGGTTTTAAAAACTCAACCCAATTGTCATCACCTTTTGGTAAGTACTTAAAAAATCCGTCATCCATCATCATTCTAATCAGATTTCTATATCCTCTACCATCAGGATCTAAACTTTCGGAATAGTATTGTTTAACCAATTCTTTACCTTCTTCTGTTATCATTGGTTTAGATAAATCAACCAACTTTTCATTTATTTCATAAAACTTATTCCCAAAAATACCATCTTTTGTTTTACCAACTATTAGATTGTTTAAAACAACACTTTTAGTTTGTTCTTGGAGTAATGTTTTACCCTTTGTTAAAATATCAGTAAATGAAATCTCTGAATCAAGTATTTCAGGGAATAATTTTATTAATGTTTTTTCTCCCATTAAACTTATTCCATCAATATTATCGGATGTATCACCAGCAAGTATTTTAAATGTTTTTACGTTGTAGTGTGGTATACTACAATCCTTAAATTTAATGTTATCCCCAACCCTATAATATCTTTTTTGTTGTGGTGAATATATGGATACATTACTTGAAATTAATTGCGTGAGATCCTTATCGCTTGAGAATATAGTTTTGTGTTCATCTGATGATATTTGACAATAATAAGCAATTAAATCATCCGCTTCAGCATTTTCAACTTCAAGTTGTCTAACAAACATTTCTTCCAAATATTGTTTTATTCTATTTTTTTGGTTAAGAAATGAATTTTCTTTTTCTTCAGTATATGAAGACTTTCTATTTCCCTTATACTTTGGGTATAATAGTTTTCTTTGGGATGAATTTTTATCTCCATCCCAAAAGACAACTACTTTATTAAAGTTTGTTTCCTCTAAAAATTTACGTAAGGTGTTTAAAAAATGCCAAGTTCCACCAACGTGTTCTGATCCATTAAAGAAATCTTTAACACCGTGAAATCCTATTTTTAACAAATTGTTACCATCAACAATAAGTGTTTTGGTCATTATAATTTTTTTAAATTGTTTGACAATCAATCTTCTTCTTCATTGGTGGATACATACTCATCTTTAAACTTAATTTCTCCATCTCCTCCAAGAATTTTATTCCAATAATCCGAATAATCCTTTTTATATGAATCCAACGCTGCTTTATCATCTTTTATATATCCTTGAGGTACGGCAATTATTTTACCGTCTTTATATGAAATACCATTTACGTGATTTTTAAGAACCGATATTTTCGTTCTAATCGCATAAGACACGGTTCTACCGTTTTTAGTTGCGGTAATATGATTAATACCCGCCTTTTTCTGATTTCCAAATAGGAACACAAATGAACACGCCAACCAAAGTGCCTCACCACCCTTTGCCTTGATTTCAGGCTGACCAAATGGGTTATCAGGTAGATCAACCCAAGGCTGATTAACAACAACCATTGTGTTATAGTATGGATAATCTTCCTTCTTTGATTTGGCAATCCTTGAGTGAATTCCCATACCTATTTTATCCGCCAAAGCCGCGGCATTGTGTTGTTTACCACCTTTACCATCATATGTCATTTTACATGGGATAGATCCGACAGAGTCCCATAAAAATAACAAATTATAAGGTATATCCCCTTTTTCTTGAGCGTCAATCAAATCATTGATAAAATCAGTTACTTGCTCAATATAATCAAAAGAATCATTAAAAATGAACATTCCATCCCAATCACCTTCTTCTGTTTGTTCCGCTTCTAACCCTAATTCAACTGCGTGTTTCCAAGACCATTTTCTTTCAGTAATGATAAAAACAGGAAGATGACCCTTTTTTTGTGCATCTGCCGCCGCCAAAATCATTGCGGTTGTTTTAGATGAATTTGAGTGTCCCAAAAACATATTTATACCACCCATAATAGGCCCAGGTAAACCACAAGCATCCATAAACGCTTCACCACAATTATAATATGACTCAGGTTTGTATTTTGTTTTTGTTGAGTATTTACTCTTTATTGACTCTAACGTTATTTCTTTTTTCTTAATTGCCATAGTTAAATCTGTTTTTTAAAAAGATAAAAAAAGGTAGTGACATTGTAAATCACTACCTACGATATAGGATATCTTTTTTTTAGAATGGTAACTCTTCATCTACCTCTTCATCTACTTGTGGATCAACAGATGGTTTTGACTCTGATTTTGTACCTCCAATTGATGTTTCCCCAACTTCGTCGTTTGAGTAAACGTATCCTCCTTTTTCGGAATCCCAACGTGGAGTTTCTCCTCTTGCAATTGCCTCAAGATACTCAACAGGTTTCTTTGAATAGACATCTTCCCAAGTTAATTCATCATTAACCCAAGAATCTGCAGTTTCCTTGTCTTCGTGGATTGGTGCAGGATCATCATACATTACTGTTTGGATCACAGTATAAACCGCACCTTTAGGTGTTTTCGCTTTGGTCAATTCCAAAATCAAATCACGTCCTTTATCAGAATCAGTAATATCACCTTTTGCCTTCCAAATAGGAATAATCTTATCAAGAATTCCTTCTTGTTTGTAATTGTGTTTAAAACGCCAAAATTTAACACCATCTTGCTCGTTATCACGATCAACTACTTTTACAATATAAAATTTACGAGCTTTATATTGTTTAGCAAGTTCTTTGTCGGAATCTTTTCCTGTTGACATAAGTTCCTCATAAACTTCATTAAGAGGTGAACGTTCATTGTCATTTTTTCCCGGATCATAAAACTTTTGCCATTTTCCGTCCACAAGGATCTCGTGGAACCATACTTCTTTGAACGGTGAAGATCCGTCTAATGTAGGTAGAATACGAACTCGTTTCTGACCTTGCTTTTCGCTGTCTTTAAGAATTGCCGCGAAATACTTCTTCATTCTTTCATCTTGAGACATTTTTGAGGTAGAAGATGAACTACCTTGTTTTGAGTTCTCATACTGAGCCAAAACTGAATCTAAAACATTGTTTGTCGCCATATATATTAAATTAAAAGTTTACGTAGAAAATATAACTGTATAAAAGTAAATTGTCAAATAAAAAATCGTAATTATGAAAGGGATTTCTCCCTTTCGTTATTACGGCATCATATCTTCGTCATCATAAGTATCAAAAGTTGTTTTAATTTCTTTTGGTGAAAAATCTTCAACCTCATCAGTAGTTAAAACATATTCATTTTTTCCAGATTTTTCCATGTCTTCCATTTTGTCATCAAAAAAATCTGATAATTTTTGATTAAATGGACCTGAATCCAAACTTCTCAATTCCAATTTTTCTTCAGGTGTTTTAGGTCTATATTTTTCAACTTTTTGTTCAAGTGAATTGATTGCCCCAACCAACTTATCCATCTCACCCAATCTACTCTCAAGATTTTCTAATTGACTAAATAATTGATTAAAATATTCTTCTTGTTTTTGTTCAAGATTTTTTTGAGAATCAACTAAATCAGTTATTTCAAGTTCCTCTTTATCCTCTTCTTCTTTACCAACTTCTTCAACGTCAGGATCTGTTGCAACATCAATAGGTTGTGGTGTTTCAGCTGCCGGTGGTTCTGGTGCTGGAGGAACTGCCCCTTCAGGTGCGGGAGCTTCTCCTACGGGTGGAGCTCCAAGATCAGGTGCCGGAACTTCTCCGGTAGGTGGTGGTGGTAATTCACCAGCTTCTTGTTCTAAAATGTAGTTATTAATTGAATTGTGTCTTCTAATTTCTTCAATTATTCTATCGTCTATTTTCATTTCTTAACCATTTAAAAGTTGTTTAATACCTGACTTGGTTTCTACTTGTATTTTTTTATTTGTATTCATTGTATTATCAACTCTTTCAATTAGACCATCTTTCATTCTAACTGTATAACAATCTCCTGTGTCCAAATCACACACTTCTTTAAATCCGTTACCGGCATCTTTCTCTGATATTCTTGTGTTCTTACCAAGATAATTATCTAAAATAAATTTTACGCTCATAATTATTGTTTTATTATAAATATCATTAATTACAGAAAAATTTACTTTTTTAACTTATCAATTGTATATACTCTTTATACGCAGATTCAAATATATTTTCAATCGTAGACTTATCTTGTTCAATTAATTTATCAAACAGATCTGCATTCTCTTTAGATGGGTAATTATCCATATAGAATTTTGTTAAACCTTGAGAATAGTAAACATCATTATTATTAAAATTAATACCATTTATTGATGTTATATATTTTGAGATCATAAATCTTACGTACGATTCAAACGTATTAAAAGTTGCTATCGGTAAATTCTCACTCGCTTGACAAAAATATTTAGATGTCATTATATTATCTAAACCTTCACCAAATGGTTTTGTTAATGGTATTAAAGAATAATTGTTTCCATAAGTTTCAAATTTTTCAACAGGACTTAACATTAATGTCATTATACCGTAAATGAATCCTCCAACTTTTTTAGCCTCATTTTCCGGAATTTTAAATTCTGTATTCATGATATTAGTAATTGTTTGAGCCGCAGTTTTCTTATTAATATTGGTTTTTGTAATATTCTCATCAACCGTATAATTTTTATATGCCTCAGCCAAATATGTAGAACAATTCTGATTTGAAGATAAAGTTGCATTATTGGTTCTTTTTGCATCATTGACTTTACCGCTTGTTTGTGATATTGTATTCAATTGATTTTTTTGAGATTCTCTATCTTTTTCTGTAATTTGTTCTTGTATGTTCTTTAAAATATTTGTTGTTAACGATTGGATATATGTCTCTATTTTAGGGATACTATAGAATGGTTGTCTTTGACCTTCAAATGTCGTATCAAACCCATTTTCAGATATTCTATGTGTTACTTTTGTGATCATATAAGGCCCACTGAACATAGGAACGTTTCTTAAATTAAAATACATTGTTGGTTGTATAAGAGCATTACCCATCATATCAATAGAACACTTATAACTCCTATTCTTATATACATTATATAAGGAAACACTTTGTGAATAACCCGCTCTGTTTCTAGATAAATTAGCCATTTGATTTAACACCTCCAAAGATTCTGCGGTTGGTTGACCAGGATCTTGTGATATATCAAACTGCTTAAATATCTGTTGATTTTGAGGCCCAATATCAACATTAAATCCAACAACTTTGTTTGATTTATCCCAATTTGTCTTATTTGTTAAATTTTCTAAAAGAGGATTATCAGAAGATCTTCTCAAATCAAATGCATCGTCTCTATATCTATAATCAACATTCTCATTCAAATTTAAATGCTGACTTGGTTTCCAAGCGTAGATACATAAAAACTTTGGTGATGTTTCTCTATAATCAACATTTAAAAATGTTCCGAATAAAGAATTTGCAAATTCTAAAGTTCCTTCAGGTTTTGGTGTTGGGTTTTTACTTACATCTCTAACATTATAAAAATTAGCGTATGCCGGTAATGAAAAACTAACAAAGTTATTTTCTGTTAAAATTGTATTAACAATACTTAAAAGACTATTTTTATAATCAGAAGATTCAATCAAGTTTTTTAACTTGAAGACATCCACATATACTTGTTGACCAACGTCTCTACTTGCTCTATCCACAATTAAAACATCTTCAAATAATGTTTTAGTTTTAAAATCTCCACCAGAAATCCATTTATCATTTATTGATTTAAATAATTCCCAAGTTTCATATCTTGTTTGTTCACCCTCAACTCTATCCGCTCTTACATTATTATTTACAGGACTAACATTAACTGAAGGTAATTTTTTCCTTAAGTTTGTTAATTCAATGTTTAATAGAGTATTAATGTATGTTGTATTTTTATTTAAATAATCATTCATTAAACCATAAAATTCGGTAGGTGTTATATTTGGGTTTTTAAGTTTTTGAGTTGTATATATTTTAACTATTGGAGCAAATGTCTTTACACTTGTTTCAGTAAACTCAACATTCATATCCACAAAGAAATCCGTAATATAAGATCCATTATCCGTATACGCCAATTCAGGTATTTCAGAGAACCCAACATACGTTTCCAAATCTCTCCAAGTTTGTGGATTCTGAGTTTTAGATTGAGCAAGAGTTAATGATCCCCCTGCGGTTGGTAAACTATTTGGTGATCCTTGGAAATATCCCTGATATGTGTATGGATCCTCAATATATTGAGTTGAGAATGTATAAAACAATTTTCTATCAAAAAATGATGGGTTTCCATGTTTAACAGTAACTTTATACTCCATAAAATTACTAATATATTTTGAGAAATTTGATATTTGTAATTCTTGTATTTCATCAATAATAACATCACCATTTAATACATTACCAACAGGTTTTGTTAATTTCATAACTTGTCTCATCAAAGCTTGGAAATTTTGTTCTACTTTATATGAGGTTGGGTCTACAGGTGAAGTTTCAGGTAATGTATTTGTAAAATCATATACAGATCTACTAAAGTTCAAAAATTCAGTTTCTAATATGTCTAATATTTCTTTATCAAAAGTAGTAAACATTTCACTTATTGAAGTGTAATCATCTGATGCTCCATTTATTGAAAAACTTTGTTGTTGTGATTCATTGTTAAAAATCTGTTTTAAATATTTTTCAGGAGTTGGTTTTGTTAGTTTACCATTATCAAAATATCCATAATTTGGTGCTTTCCAAAATAATCTAACGGATCCATTATACATCGCAGGATTATCTTTAACTTCGGTAAATAATTCACCATTTGTTTTAAAACATTCATCATTTGTTTGATTTACTCTTGATCCAAATGATGGTAAAGGATAAACACCAGTTCCATCTGAGGTTTCAATATAACAACTCCAAGGTGTTATTTGTAAAGATCTATTTGGATTTCCATTATCAAAACCTGCGGATTTAACAATATTTGATGTTGTTGTTTTTTTAACATATAGTCCATTATTAATCGCATCTTGTATTGATGAACTTGTATATCCCGCAACAGAATAATTTGTCACAATAAACCCAATTGGTGAGGTAATGTCCTGCGGAAAGTTAACGGTATAAGTACCAACACCACCTAAAGTACCATTTATTTGATTTATAATTGTTGTCCCTAATAACACACTATCACCACTTAATACTAATCCAGGGAATAGGTCATTACTTGAAACTGATAATACCTCTAATGTAGTTCCTGATATTGTACAAGTTCCATTTATTTGTGCCACAGAACTGAAAGCTCTAACTCCCTGATAGAAGACATTAAAATCGTCAATAACTTTTGGATAGAATCCCGTATTAATATATGTTTGTGTTAATGATCCACTTACGATATCATCTTGTAATATCATATTATATGGATTACCATCAATTTGTAATTGGTAATTTGTTGTACTTGCACTTGTTAAAGGATCAAAATTATCCAAATAATTAAAATCACCCCAAACCTCATCTAAAAAGTCTACACCATTATTTATCCAATTTTTGTATCTATGCCATATACCACCATATTTTAATACCCAAGCATATGGTAATTTATGAATCGCACCATACTTCTTAATTGTAGAAACAATATAATCTAAATCATTTGAGCTTTGATTTTCATTATATTCTTTATATTTTTCTCTTAAAGTTCCAAGCGGTAAACTATTCAAAAATAAATAAGCCGCTGATTTATATGGATAAAGATCATTTAAATTATACCTGTAATTATAAACACCTTTTTGAATTGCATTTATAAAATATGGCGTATTCAACATTGAGGTCGTTTGATTTTCCACTAATTTGTTTGTGTAATCAAAATAGTTAACATTACCTTCAGTTATATATTGATCTTTTATTTCTCTGTTCTCATAAAAAGATTCTAGATTTGTTAAATCAAGTGTTTGGGTAAAAACATTACTATTACTCTTATAACAAAAAGATGTTACCGGTTGTTTGTCTTTACCATTTTGAATAAAATTTGTTATTATTTTATGTGTATTATTGTATTCTAAAACCTGAGTCGTTTTAAATACTTGTTCAGCATTTTGGATCTGATTAGCATCTGCCAAATAATTATTTACCCAACCCAAATTTGTTATTGGATATAGATCAGTAAAATCATAGTTTTCAACTATATTTGAATCTCCAAAATATTTCTCAACCTGTTCAGTATTTTTTAGTGATGCTAATGGTTGAGATTTATCGTTATCAAATATATCTTGATTTATTAATAAAAAGGGTGTATTAACATCATTTTTGATATATGGAGTATTAAACTCACCTCTAATATAATTTTGCCAAGAATCTCCAGATCCACCATTAGAAATATGCTTTAAGAAACCAACATAGTTAGAAGAATTTAAATCATACTCCTTAAGTTTTTTAGTTAAGAAAGGATTATCGCTCCCCAAAGCATTAATCATATTTAATACTTCCGATTCAGAATAAAATTCTGTCATATTATATAGGACATTTGAATCTCTCCCTAATTTACTATATAACGCATTTAATAGTAATCTTTCATATATTTCATAGAAAAATTTAACTTCTTCCGTATTTTGATAAACTTCATTATCTATAGGGAATTCAATAGCATTAAAACTCAATCTATTTGGTTTTGTTTGAGCGTTTGATAATGTTTGTGGAAATTGTGGTGGAACCTCTCTTTCAATTGTTGCCTTCAAAAACTCTTCCACAAATTGGACTTCAGGCCATATTTCAGGTGAGTACGCCCTAATTTTAGCGGCAATAGAACTATTGCCAGGATAAACTAACTCATATTTATCTCCGTTATCTTTTAAATTGTTTTCAATAATTAATTGAGGCCAAGGATAAATTGGTGTATCTAACACTCCAATGTCTTTAATGTCAACACTATTAACCGTTGATGAGTTTGAATATATCGCCTGTTTACGATATATGTCATCCCTCAAGTCCCAAGCCTTTGTATGAACCTCATCCATTAATCTTAAAAACGCTTCACCTTGAGCAAAGAATACCGCAAGTACATTTCTTACAGTTGGTGTAAATCCTAATCCACCATCTTTAACGCTTTTTGATATTTGATTAGTAAGATCTTTTGTTAAACCTTCCTCTACCGATTGTTTATTTTTCTGATAATTTTCAGCAATAGTTGATGTTTTATCTAAAAAAGAATTTTTACCTTCAAAATAAAATTTAGGCCCATCATTAAACTGAGTGTTTAAGTAAGAAATAAATTGAGTATTTCCAGTTCCAGGTAGTTCTTTATTATTGTTCCTTTGAGAATATGTTCTTTTTTCATCAATATCATTGATTGTAAAATTAGAATAAAAAGTACTATTCTCAATTTTATTTATATCTAAACTTATGTTAACGGGTATACTATTTGGTTTTCCATCACCCAAAGTATTATTACCTCTTAAACCTGAATTAAATTTTTTAACAACACCAGAAAGTTCTGTTAATGCCGTTTGTCTTGCTTGTGGGTTATTATATTCTTTTTTAAATTGATAAATAACATACCCATTTTTTTGATTTGTTTGTGGTTTTGTTACAAATGGATTTTGGAAATCTAAATATTTTCTTGCCCATCCTCCGTCCGAGTCAGAATAATAATAAACATAACCTTCATATTGTCTTAATACTTCAGCGTAATCTTTAAGATCATTTAAGACATTTAGATTTGTTTTTGAGTATTTGTCAATGATACTGGTTAATACTTTGTTTAAATTCACCTTTAACTCTTGTATTGTTAATTCAGGGAAATTATCATCAATTAATCCTTTTGCCTTATATTCAGCATATAATTCTTTTATTTTAGAATACCCTCTACTAGACCAAGATTTTGTAACGGTACTATTTTTAGGTCCATTACCTGTTGAACTTTGATCTGTTATTGTAACACTTGATTGATACATTAATGGTGTTGCCCACATCGCTCTCCAATTAATGTCGGACATTATTGTATATTTGTACGTATAAAGTTTTAAAGTTACTCTAAAATTGTGAGTCCCAGGATCAAAACTTGCGTTAAAACTCTGCAACATTAATGGAAGTTTTATTGCCTTACCTAAATAACCTTTTAATGTAAGATAGAATAATGGATATGGTAGTTGGAAGAATGCGGCGTATGGTGAGTTATTACCTCCTTCAAATAAAGCCCTACCTTTTACATCTTCCAAGACAATGTCAATTACAGGTAAAAAGTCTAAACCATAAGATATGTTAATATTTGTTATACCTAATAATCCAGTATCTATAGACCCAACATTACCATTTGATAGTGTTGTCTGTCTAAAAAAATAATCATTATCTTTACCTTCTATTGGAATTTGATCTATTCTTTGTTGATTGATCCCTTTACCAATTAATGTATCTTTACCTGTTATCTCATCAGACCAATCAGTATTTAAAAATTTATTTCCACCCGGATTTAAAAAATTAATTTTACCAACAGATATTGTTCTTACACTATCTTCTAAAGGAACCCCAAGAGCCAATTTAGTTCTTGGTAAAACCGAGCATTCCAAATTAGCGTAAAAAACAAGATTTTCTTGATTTATAAGTCTTTCCTTTGCATTACCATTCTCATCAATAATCTTGTTTGGATCAATTACAGATATGTTTTGGTAATCAAATTCTACTAATATATTTTCTCCGTTATCTACCATAATAGAAGAAGTGGTTATCTAATGTTGTTTTATAGTCTTGTAAAGAACCTAATAAAGGAAAAGGAATTGTCAATACCGCACCATCGGGTATATTAAATTCAAGTCCAGTGTATTGAGGGTTTGCCAACATTATTAACCAACCAAAAAATGGTGAACCATAATATTGTTGTGAAACCTTATCTAATCTTGATATACCAACTTTATAAATATAGTTCTTGTCTGATGATTTTTTTGGTAAATTAACATACGGGACAACAGTCTGTTCTCCATTTAAAATAAATTGACTATATCTATTATAATACTGTAGTGCCATTATACAAATTTAACTTTACCATTATATGTTTTATTACTTACATTCACATTAACATCTGAATATAAATTTTTTAATCTATTCTTTTTCTGTAAATTATTACCAATGTTATCGGTTGTATAAGAAACTTTAGTATCAAATTCAGTTATAGTAAAAGTTTCAAATTGTTTATATACTTCACCTTTTTCTATGTCATCAAATTTTTTAATTTCGGCATCATGTTCTTTTTTGTGTTGCAATTTAATTTCCTCACAAGTTTGTTTTATCGCCTCAATTAAACTTTGATTATCTTTAACTTTATCAACAGAAGTTATTGAATCAACAAATGTATTATATTTATTATCATCTGTAAAAATTGAAGACATAACCATATAGAATCTGTTATTAGCATTTATAGAAATATTGGTTGACGTATCAACAGGAACAAAAAGATTATTTTTTTCATTATAAACATTAGTATTAAATATCATTCCATTTAAAAATGAAATATCGTACCCAAGCAAAGCTCCACCAACATCAGTAATGTAAGTGTTTCGTATTTCGTTAATAACACTATCACCACTTATCAACGTATAAACTTTATAATCTCCACCACCTAATTTAATACCATCAAAACTATCAGATATCACATCCATTTTTCTTAATGTGTAATTATAGTTTTCTTGATATGATGTCATTGTGTTAAGTGGGGTAATAATAGTTAAATTTATCTCTTCTTGCATTTTTGCAACTTCTTCTTGTATCTTTGTTTCTAAATTTCTAATTTGTGCGTTTGTAGCATTATTCTGTGTTTTATATTTATCTTTATTTGATGTTATTGGATCATTATTTAATTTTACATCATCTAATGTTGCTTCTATCAAACTTTTAACTCTTTTTTCAATAGAATTAGATTTACCATAAAGTGGTATGTTAGGTTGAGAATCGTTATACTCACTTATTTCACCTGTTGAAAAGTCTCTATCCAAATAAGCCAATCCCATAATACCATAATTTGTGGTATTTGTTATTGTTTTCAACTGATTGAATATTGTTTTAAAATAGTTTTGTGTTCCGTTTGATAATTCGGTTATTAATGATTTATATTCTATCTCACCAGTTTCAAAAGATCCGTCATTTTGAAGATTTGTAGATAATATCGTACCTACAGTACCTCCTCCAATTTGTGGTTGTTGATTATTTACCTGATTAGTCGTTACGGGAGCAATTGTTGTACTACCACCTTTTACTATTTTTTCAACCAATTGAGCGTCTCTTTCGCTAGTATCTTCAGTTGCAATAGATCTTTCATCATATATTTCAGTATTACCATAATAATTAAATGATAATGCGTTTTGTAATTCTTTAACCGGACCAGCTAATCCGTGTCCACCAATAAAATCAAAATTTAAAGTTATTTTTGCAATCATTGGTTGTACACCAATTCCTTCAGGATTTATGTCAAAAACTAATGGTTCATAACTTATACTCAATGAGTTTGGAACTATTTTAGTATGATAAAAATCACCAATTCTTAATACTAATATTGGTGGAGCACCAAAAGCAGTATTTAACGAATCATTATATTTTGGTTTACCATCAGGCCCAATAACAGGTATTGTTTGACCTGGTCTCATACATTGTTGTAAAAACGTTAATCTACTATTTAATCCTTCAGGTGTTGTTGAGTGGAAAGCCGGACTGAAATATCTAATCTTATCTCTTAAACTATCATATATCATAGGATCTGACTCCTTGATAACATCAAAGTAATCACATTCAGAAAATAAATGTCTTAATATTTTTTTAGATATACCATCTTTAACTTTTTGTATTGGATCAGGATTTGGTACAGGTTTAATAGGCGGTATATCCTTATTCAAATTTGCGTTAGAATCATCTTGAGTTTTATTTTCTTCCTCAACCGTTACATTGTTTTCAATTTTTTCAACAGGTTTTCCAATTGTCGCTATTATCCCATTTATTTTTACTCTACGACAAGCCATAGCAGGAACAGAATACCATTCTCCACCATTTCTATTAATTGGGCCGTTTGGTGTATTATCTCTAATATTTACACCACAATTTATTTTAAATTGAGATCCTCCATCCTTTCCAATAGGACTTACTTCAGCGGTTTCTCCCTGTGGGACTGTCTTTATCATTAGTTTCTGATCTTTTATTAATTGATCAAAACTTGTCCCGTCAATGTTTTGTTTTTTAAACCATTTAATAACTGAATCAATTCTTCTATCAGATAAATATTGATTATATTGTACCTCTTGTATTGGTGATGCCGACCCAAACATCTCAAGTGTAACTGTACCTTTTTTATCAATAATAATTTCTTTTATTTTTGGTAAAAATTCATTTTTAATTTTTTCAAAATTATAAATTACCGTATCATCAAAAAATTTCTGTATACCTTCTTTTGTGAATGGTTCAGTGCTTCCTGACGCATAACATTTTTCAGGAGCCTTAGTAACATAAGCACTATCTCTTAAACTAAGATAAAAATTATAATATTGTTCATAATCATAATTTTGGTTTGCACCTTGATTACTATATGCCCCTCTACCAAGTGGTCCTGCGATTTTCCATTCAGCAGGATCTTGAGGATTCTGTATGTCGGGATTATAATATGGAGAATCATTTTCAAAATAAAATGAATAATCTAAAAATCCGTTAAGATCTGAACAACTAATTTGTTCTTCAGGTGAAGATTCAATAGTAGTTTGACTATCTGGTTGAGTACCTTGTTGTGTATCGTCACTTCCTCCATTACCACCTGCGGTTGGTTCACTCGGTATTTGACTCAATATTATATCCGCCTCTTCTTTTGTGGTTCTCGGATCGTTTAATAATTGTTGATAAGTATATAACTGACTTGTTGGTATTGTATTAAACTTTAACGCTAAATCATATATATCATATTTAACACATCCCGCAAAAAAGGAATCCATAATTGAGTTAACCTCATCCGCCTTTCTACCTTTTAATTGTTGACGAATGATTGTATTCATTACAGATGGGTGATCCACAACTATTTTCCAACTTAAACTACCTGTTCTTTGGGTGTTTTTATATGTAAAAATTGGTTCGGGTCTACCTAAAAATGATGTCGGATTCCAATTCGCTCTACTATCTTCACTAAATGAAATATCATATGGTGGGAACCACATTATTCTACCTCCATTTGGTCCTTTTTCACAAGTCGGTAAATCATCATATCTAAAATTAGGTTCACTTGATGTTCTCCAAGCTAAATTCTCAATTGAGAACATATATTTTTTAACTTTATTATCTATGATGTTTGTTGATCCAGGATTTCTTAATGGTGCAATATTTAAATTGTATGTATTATCAAGAACTGAATTATGGAATTTTCTTCCTGATATTGTTATACCATCCGTTTTTTGTAAATCCGCATATGTAAAGTATGGTGTATCTTTTTGGAAAACACGACAATATTCTCTACCAACTTCAAACCCACTAACACCAATCGTATTATCATTAGTTGATGAATCATAATAAGCAATAACTTGAGATCCTTTTGTCATTTCTTTATATCCGTCATTGAATACTTTAGATACCTGACTTATCGCATTACCAACGTGTTTTAATCTTTTTGCCCCTTGTACATTATCAGCAGCATTAATTATTCTTTGGGTATTATCAAGTATAGATCCACCTTTATACTCAATCTCAGTTGATTGATTTTGACTATATTGAGATTCAATAATATTAAATTCATCATCTTTCTCAAATACTTCACCCCCTCTACCAACTTTAAATCCCGCATCAGGTTTATATTTAGGTGATGTCCAAACAAATTTACCATCAATACCATCTCCATCTTGAAATGATTTTGCCGCTAAACCAAAGTTTATCTTTCCTTCATTACCCTCATATAGTTTACCTAATTCATCAGGCCCATAAACAATGGTTGCTTGTTGTTTACCAAACCTATCAACAGCAATTTCATTTGCGGGTGATGTAATTTGTGATGGTTCAGAAGTAACACTACCAACATAGTATCCTCCACCACCTTCACTTCCCTTGAATAGATTGTTGATTGCACTTGATACTCCTTGAATTAGGTTCTTTTGGTACTGTGGTCTATATAAATTATAATCTAAATTTGCAAATAATATTGATTGTTGACCATTTCCAGTATTTGCTAAACATATCTCTGACGGGTTTCTATATTTATTTAGGATTGGACCTAAAGCTCCACCCGTTAAATTGTTTGCAACATTTAATCCATTTGGTACATTTCCAATTGGGTCGTCTTCATTAAAATAATCACCAGGTATAAATGAAACAGGGAAATAAGTTCCCGATAATCTATTTGCAAATGATACCGCCGCTAATGCGGGATTTTCAGGGACAGTAATTTTCCAATTTTTTATAAAAAATGGTTGTTGACCTGTCGCCAATAAACTCGCACTAAATGGATCTGATAATGTATCCAAATTAATTGACCCTATAGTCAATTGTTCTAATTCGGTTGCTATTCTATCTTCAAAATATCCTTTTAATTGAGCCGCACCAATTTTTGCAAGATATGAATCTTGAGATAGTAAACCATCACTTCCATTTGGATTATTACTTGTTAATATTTCATATGGACTATAAACCGATGGGACGAATATTGACGGATCCCAATATGGTAAATAAAATTTATTTGATGTAATAACATCAGTTATAATAACCAAATCTTTATAACCAGATTCAGGACCATATTTATTTTGGATATAAGCGGCGTCAATATAAAATTCATTAACTAAATCCAATATTGTGTCATTAGGATCATAAGGACCTTTATTAGACTCCACAGGGTATGGTGCACCAGGTATTGTATACTTACCAATAAATCCACCATCGGGTCCGTATTCGTTTAACGGATAAAGTTGTTGTGCAAATTGATTTGTTGAGATATATACATCAGGAGAATCAATTACATTACTATTATTTAATGGTGAAACTTCATAGGTAACATTTCCTGCAGGAGGAGTATAAACCCCTTGTACTTGATATGGGGCTAAATTTCTAGCAATTAATGTGTTTCTAAATGATGCCGATGAAGCAAATGATAATACACTATCTGACATATAATATCTTTATCTTATAAATACCTAATTTGTATTTTTTTATTGTAAAAAAGTGTTATGCTATTAACCCAGTGTTAATATTTTTAGCGGTCTTAACTATAGCATCCGCATTAATAGGATTTGATGCCCATTCTGTCATTATTTTTGTAACTTCAGCGGACGTTAAATTAGGCGGTACTTTTGAAAAATCAAAAACGTGAGTTAATTGTATGTTTTGTGCGGTTTCAGTGGCAGTATTTATTCTTGTATTTGTTGATGAAATATTGGTTGCCGGACTTGTTATTGTATTTGTTGTTGCCGGTGTTGCGGTTGTTGTTCCTAATATATTTGACATATCAGGTAAATAATTTGTAACTCCTTTAATTTTATCACCAATACCATTAATAATATTTTGAAACCCGCTTGTATCAATTCCCATAACGGCAGTATCAAGCGTTTCCATTAATTTCTTCATAACATTATCAAAATCTTTACTAACCAATTCAGGGGTAACAAATTTTCCTTTTTCAACAGTACTAATGATTGTATCAGTCGCTTCTTTATAACCTTTTTGCGCCGGCACTGATTTTGCAACACCATAAGTAATACTCGTCACCAATCTATCAATTGATGTGTTTAATTGAACCAATTGTGATAATTGATTTCTTGCAATTCCTTCCGCGGTTTCTCCTTGTAGTAATTGTTCGTCTTTTAATGATTTTATCTCATTAGCAGTTAATTGTCCGACTTCTTTTGTAATATATTCACCTGTCCATTCACCTGTCTTTTCATCAACTTCTCTAACTTGTATTTGTGCTTTTCCACCTTCATCAATCTGAGCCATGCTCGCAATTAATTCTCTATCCTCTTCTTTTATATCAGGGGAGAATTTAATTTGTTTTAACTTCATATCAAAATTAGCAGCATTAAGTGCCATTTTCTGAAGTTCACCTCCCGTCATTCCTATTGACTTGGCGATTTCATTCATCTGTCTTTTTGCTCCAGGTAATATCTCAAATTGTTTTGTCTGCTCATTAAATCTTGTGAACTGTTTTGTCATATCAACAATTTGATTCTGAAGTTCAGTTGGGTCATTTTGTGCTAAATCCATTAATCTTAATGGATCCAATAATTCACTTGTTTGAACTCCCAATCTTTGTAAACTAGCAGCAAAATCAATAGCACCTTCAGGATCAAATACTTTTTCTGTTATTTCAAATATTTTACCCATATCAATACCTAAACGAGATGCTTGAGCCGCCATTTTCGCAAGACCTTTAACCCCTCCTTCAAAATTGAATAGGTTCATCTTATCCAAATTTTTAACAACCCCCGCAGAAACACTTCCAACGGTAACACCAGCCTGATTTGCGATTTTAGCAACATCAACCATTCTTTCCCCAATTTGAGATATAGGTACTCCAACATCTTGAAAAGATTTTGCCATAACCTTTCCTTCTTGACCTGTTATCTTTGCGGTTGCGGCAAGCTCAACAAGTTGGTCATCAGTCAAACTTAAATTAACATTGAATGCATTAACTAAATCTTTATAATCGTCAGTAACATCACTAGCCTTTAAACCTAATTCAAGATATCTCGGTATTGTATCGGCAATTGTTGACGTTAATTCTTGTCCTCTTTTGGAACCAACCCCTAAAACTTGAATTAATTGTGCGGATTTAGCGTCAAGATCTAATATTGCTCTACCAATTTTTTGTGGGACTGACGCAATTTCACTTACTAAATTATTTAAGATGTTAGTAGGTTTTTCCCAAAATTCACCTAGTTTTTTTACCGCATCAAATTGTTCTGGATCATATCCAGATGAAGAATCCGCCTTAACACCACTATCTTGAAAAAACATCATTTGTTATTATTTTATATATTGATAAATATCAAATATTATTTTTTATTATCTTCAATAATCTTATCAATAAGATATCTTCTAACATATGTTGGCATAGACAAAAATTCCGAGTATTGTGTTCTCAGAAATTTTGACATAAAATAAAATTCATCAAGTAGATTTTTAGAGTGATCAGAAGAAAGGCCGAAAAAATTCCACCCCAAAAGTGATATTGGTCATCACTCTTTCTCCTGACGGGGCTATTACTTCTTTTGTTAGGTCTAATCTAGGTTCATTTTCCGCAATGAAATTCTTTATGTGTTTTGAATCCATTATAGGCATTGTTTCAATAAATTTGGAGATAAATCCTCTATCATCATTTCCATCAATTGACACAATCATTTTATTTAATCTAATAGTTTGAGTTGGTGGTATTCTACCTGACGGATATTGATCAATGATACTATCAATCTCAATTAAATCTCCAATTGTCAATAATTTTAATTTAACCAAATTTCCACCTCTAGGTGATGTTGTTGTTAAATATCCATTTTCATCTGGTTTGGCATCTGTTTTTCTTATATTAAGTTCGTCCAATAAAATTGATGATGAAAATTCTTTTCCTGTTGCAGGGTCTTTTAGAAGGACATTATATTCAGGACCAAACGATGTGTTTCTTAAAAAGATCATTAAAGCCTCAATATCACCATCCAACATTTCGTCAGGTCTAAGGTCTGGTTCATAAACCTTACCTCTCAATAAAGGTAAAACAATACTTTCTCTTATTGATTTATTAGGGTTAATATTTGATATGGTATTTTCATCAGTCGCAGTTAGATACCCAACTTTAACACTTTTCTTTTTTGATTTGTAAAAAATCCCATTAGATGGTAGTTTCACCACATCATGAGGTAAGTTAAAATCCATTTGACCATATTGATTAACATCTTGTTCCATAATATTTTTTATTTTAAATAATAATTTAATTTGTTTTTTTATCAATACTTAATTCCCATCTCGTATTACCACAATCGTATATTCTATATATTTTACGTTCAAACATAATTTCTTTTTCAGTTTTATTAGAATCAAATCCTTCTTTTATTAAAGATGATTTTTTAAAATTAAACCTATAATGTCTTTTATTTCCAATAACATACCAATAGTTTGGTTTTGATTGAGATATAAATTTGAAATTTAACTTTTCATATAAATCGCCCTTAAATAACCTAATATCAGAATATGAAATTATTTTTTTAGGGTTATTTATTTTTATAAAATTTTTTAATAGTTTTGATGCCGACCCAATAACATTAGTATTTAATTTATTACAAAATCTATTTAATTCCCATTCATCTGTTTTACCTCCCATTATAATTCTCCCTTTTGAGAATGTCATAATAGAAACCATTTCGTCTTTAAAAAATAAACCTAATCTAACTCTTGAGTTAACGGATCCTTGAATATGGTTTTTCTCCAAAAAATCCTTACACTCTTTAAAACCAACTTCTCTTATTTCACATTTTCTAGCAAAAATTTTATTTTCAGATATTTTAATTTTATTTTTTATTATTGATTTTATAATTTCTTGATTGTATATCCATTCATCTTCAAAAATATGAATTAATTCAATATTCTCACCCTCACATTTTATTGTTTTTTCTAAATGATAAAATGGTGTTTTAAATAACTCATTATGCCAATATAAACCATTAAATTCTATACCTAAATTATAATCCGGAATAAAAACATCAACTTCAGTTTTTTTATTTTTTAATTTAAAATTTGTTAGATATTTAACACCTATAACATCTAAAAAATCACAAATCTCATTCTCATATCCACTCCTTTGTTTAAACCCTAAAGGATTACAATTTAAACAAACATCATAGTTTCTCTTATATCTTTCATATAATAATTGTTTTGTTAATTCAGACTTATTACCACATTTAGGACAATCAATTATAACAGATCCTTTTTTCACCTCATTAAAATATATTTCGGAATATAAATTCTTATATTCTTGAGTGATTCTATTGTGATAATTATTTGATTTAGAATAATTATCTACACCATATTTTAATTCGCAAGTTTTTTTATATTTTTCAATATTATTGTAATTTTCATTACCATAATTAATTAACTTTGTGTATTTACTTTTCTCAATGTTATTATAATTTTCATCACCATAATTAATTAACTTTGTGTTTTTTTGTTTTTTAACAAATTCTTTGTGTTCTGGATAAAAGTCCACACCATATTTATCATTAAATGTCTTTTTTTGTCTTTTGATTAATTCTTCTTTTGAAGAATTGGCACAAGATAAAGAACAAAAATCACCATATGGTTTGTCAAATCTGTTTCTAAATTTAACTTCATTACCACACTTAAAGCATTTTGGTCTTTCTTTTAACTTATGAAAATAAAAATAAAGTTTCTCCTTGAAAGTTAGATCTTGATTTAAAGTTTTTGAGTATTCAATTATACTATTATATAATTCTAACTCATTTTTCATTAACCATTTTTCGTTGGTCTTATATCCTGATTTATTATTGATTGTGAAAAATGAAAAATCCATACACTTATTTTTAAATAAATATATGGATTAATATTTTGGTTGTAAAGGGTATGTAAAAACTAGTACACGAGTATACAACGATCCATACGAAGTGTTGCTGAAATATCCGCAAGAGCATCTTGACTATAAGATAATGAACCAAAGTTTACGTCAGTTAAAAAAGTTCCCTCCAATATCCATTTTTCAACAACAACTCCTGTTGGATCCAACATCTCAATATCAACATTTTTCTTATATCCCGCAGCATAACCCATACGACCTGTTACAGATTCAGCACATAAACGAACCCATTCCATAAGAGCCTGTGATGCTGATGGTCCGATTGGGTCACGGAATTTAACCTGAATAGGATCCCAGTTAAATCTACCAGCAACAAATGTTGAGGTGTTTAAGAATTGTATTTCAGTTGAACCGATTTTTATTGATGGTCTTGCGGCACTTTCCAC